CCACATGGGCGGCTGATGACGATACTGGCGTGCTCGACGAATATCTCATCATGCTTGGTGTCGTCTGGCGGTTCAAGCAGACCAGCGGACTCGACTATTCGGAAGAATTCCAGAGCTATGAGCGCGCCGTGGCTGATGCCATCCAACGAGATGGATCGCGACGTGTGCTTTCGTCTGGAGTGGCCTCCCGTGAGCGCATTCCGTATCCGCCGCAAGTGCCAGAAACTCTGACCGGTCTTTCCTGATGCTCCGCGCTCCGGCACGTACAAAAGCAGGCTCGGCAAAGCCGCCGTCATCGGCTGCCGCCGTCATCCCTCCGCCCTATCGCGGATGGAACGTGCGCGACAAGCTGGTCGGCGACGAGTTGACAGCCGGATATGCATCCGTGCTCGATAATTGGGTTCCGGGCGAAGGCAAGATCACGCTGCGCAAAGGCTATGTCTCCCATGCAACCGGCCTGCCCGGAGAAGCGGAGACAATGCTGTCATATCGAGCCGGACTGGCGCAGAAGATGTTTGCATGCTCCGACGGCGGAATATACGACGTTACGTCAGGCGGCACGGTGGGCGCTGCCGCAGTCTCGGGCCTGTCGAACAACAAGTGGCGATCCAAGATGTTCTCGACCACTGGCGGCACGTATCTTCTCGCCGTCAATGGGGCGGATGGTCTGCGCTCATTCGATGGGTCGTCATGGGACACGCAGACGATTACCGGCCTTGCGGCGGCTGATATAGATGGGATCGGAACGCATAACAAGCGCGTCTGGCTGATCGAGAAGGCGTCCCTGTCTGCCTGGTATCTGCCAGTTCTTTACATCACCGGCACGGTGACGGAATTCGCTCTTGGGGCCTTGTTCAAACGCGGCGGATACCTCGTTGCCATTGATACATGGACGCAGGACGGAGGAGCTGGATCCGACGACGTTATCGCCTTCATCACATCGGAGGGCGAGGTTGCGCTTTACAGCGGAACGGATCCAGCATCCTTTTCGCTTGTCGGCGTCTTCACGATCGACAGGCCGATTGGAAAGGCATGCACGCAGAAATACGGCGCCGACCTTCTGATCCTGACGGAAAGCGGCGTTACACCCCTCACAAGGGCGATGAACGCCGTTACCAGCTACGACGCAGCACCTGACACGATCCGCCCTGCCTTCGTTGAGCGCGCGGCGCGTGCCAAGGCCATCCACGGCTGGGACATGATCCTGTACCAGAAGAACGGATGGCTGATCATCAACGTTCCCATTCAGGCATCGGTTTTCTACCAGCATGTTCTGAACACTGTTACTGGAGCATGGTTTCGCTTTACCGGATGGGATGCGAAATGCATGCAGACACTGAACGGCGATCTCTACTTCGCTTCCGGAACGACGATTTACAAGGCAGACAGCGGTTTTAGCGACAACGGCGCGGCGATCACCGGTGTTGTCACCACCGGGTGGAACAGTTTCGCCACACCGCAACGCAAGTCGTTCAAGATGGTGCGGCCATTTTTCATGGTATCGGGATCGGCGAAGCCACTGGTGCGCATGATCGTTGATTACGATAACAGCGCCTTCGATGGCGCTCCGGAAACCTCTATCGCAACATCCGGCACACCGTGGGGGTCGCCGTGGGGGTCGCCGTGGTCATCCTCGGCGGGAGAAGCCTCGCCATGGATATCGGTCACCGGTATCGGCACGGTAGGAGCAATCCAGATGGCCTACAAGACAACTACGCAGTCGGTGCAGTGTAATGGCTGGAGCGTGCTGCTTGAGCCAGGGGCCGTGCTCTGATGCATCTTGTTTACGGTTATGATCGCGAAGTTGCGGCGTTTGTTGCTGGCCTGATGCCGAATTTCGGACCAGACGATGTCTTTCGTGGCGTCCATGCACTCGGCATTGTGTCGCAGGATGGTCATCTTGTCGGTGGGTTCGTGCTCCAGCCACGGGCGCCGTGGGAAGGTGAGATTTCCGTCGGCTTCACAACGCCGCGCGCGCTCACCAAGAACATCATTCGAGATGCACTACGCTATGCGATGGTTGACCTTGGCTTCGTCCGATTGGTCTCGCGCACCGAACTAGGCAACAAGCGCGCCCGTCGCCTGACGCTTGGCATGGGCTTTCGCGAGACACACAAGGGCAAGCGCGCTTGGGATGGCGCAAGGCCAGCTATTTTCTTTGAACTGACGATTGATGACTGCCCATGGATTGAGGTCTGACAATGAGCGCTCCCTCCCCCCCGAATCCCTATACGCAGGCAGCGGCTCAGGCCGGCGCCAACCGTGACGCCGCCATTGCCGGCGCGATCGTCAACAACCCCTCGAAGCAGATCACTCCGTGGGGGACACTGGTCCATCGCAAGGCCGGTAGTCAGTGGATGACGACACTCGACGAAAAGGGGCACCGCACGCAGATCAAGGTCCCGCGCTTCGTCACCGAAACGAAGCTGAACCAGAACACGCAAAAGACCATCGCCAATCAGCAGCTTGCTCAGCGCAAACTGTCGCGCATGGCGGTCGATCGGACAGACTTCCTGAAAGACTATATGGGCAAGTCTGTCGATACGTCTGGTCTGCCTCAATACGTCAAGAACTACAAGAGCGCCAATTACCAGAAGGTCCAGCGCGCGCCGAATCTTGCCACCGACTATGCCGGCTTCAACAATACGGAAAACGCCTTTTCTCGCGATCGAAATCGTGTCGAACAAGCGATGATGTCTCGCTACGATCAGCAGTATGGAAAAGATCGCGAGGCGATGCGGTCCGAACTCGCCGGCGAAGGTCTCATGCCAGGATCCGAGGCCTACAACAATCGTCTCGATGAACTGAACAGGCAGCGCACCGATGCGCGCATGCAGGCTATTCTCGCCGGTGGTCAGGAACAGTCTCGTTTGCTCGGCGAGGCGCGTTCGGCGGCAGAATTTGGAAACGAAGCCCGCCAGAACCAGTATGGCATGAACAGCTCGACGACGCAGGCAAACAACGCCATCGCGTCGCAGAAGATGGCCGACGCGCTCCAGAAGGCGCAGTACAAGGGCTACACGCGACAGGCCATGCTGAGCGAGCGCACGGCGCTGCGCAACCAGCCGCTCAATGAGGTCTCCGCGCTGATGTCCGGAAGCCAAGTGCAAACGCCGCAGTTCGAGGGCCTCTATCGGCAGGGAATCGACGCGGCGCAGCCAGCAAAATACATGCAGGATGCCTATCAGTCGAAACTGGCCAACTACCAGAGCACGATGGGCGGTCTGTTTGGGCTCGGCTCGTCGATGATGGGTCTGTTCGGCCTGTCTGACCGGACGAAGAAGAAGAACATCAAGCACGAGGGCTATACGCCGGCAGGACAGAAGGTCTACTCCTATCGCTACAAGAAGGGATGGGGCGATGATAAGCGTCATCTTGGCGTGATGGCGCAGGATCTGGAGAAGACCAACCCAGAGGCCGTCGTGACCATCGATGGCGTCAAGCATGTCGATTACAGCCGTGTTTCGTGATGAAAAAGCAGGCCTTCATTGATGCGATGATGCCCTTCGCGATCCGTGAGGGGCAACGAACTGGTGTTGATCCTCGCATCATCATCGCCCAATCAGCCCTCGAAAGCGCTTGGGGAGAAAAGGCCCCTGGAAACGCCTACTTTGGCGTCAAATCGCACGGACAGCCGGGCGGTCAGGTGCTCGCTACGCAGGAAGTGGTTGGCGGCAAGCGCGTTCGCACGAAGGACAGCTTTCGGCGTTATGGCGGCATGTCAGACGCCGCGCGCGGATACGGCGATTTCATCCTGAGCAATCCTCGCTATTCAGGATTTCGGGCAGCGCAAGGTCTTGAAGCACAGACGCAGGCGCTCCAGAAGTCGCGATATGCCTCATCCCCCGCATACGGCAAAACCGTGCTGAAAATCGCAAGGAAAATCCCCATGCAAGCACCGTCGTCACGGTCTTCCAGCCCCTTCGCGCCCTTGTCCTATGCGAACCAGGGGGCAATTCGCCGTCTTCCGTTGGTGGACTCGCTGCAAAAGTCGCTCCAAGAAGGAGTCTATGCCGTCTACGGGCCCGGTTACAGCGTACAGGTCTATTCTGGCGGTCAGCCTCATAAAGGCTCTGGAAAACGCCGTACTGGCTCGATACGGCATGATGGCGGACGAGCAGCCGATATCCATGTCGTCGGACCGGATGGCAAGAGGGTGAGTGGCGCTGAACTCGCCAAATTTGGGCAGTATTGGGCGGCCAAGAAACTTGGTGGCGTTGGCATGGAGATGCACGGCGCCGGCATCCATCTTGACGACTGGACGAAACCGCCTCCTGGTGGAGGCATGCACTGGAACTATGCTGCGCAGGGCGGCCAGTATACCCCGGAGATGCGTGCGGCCATCTCGGCTGGTCTCCGTGGACAAATGCCAATGATGTATGCAGGCGCACAGGGCACAGACCCGACTTCTGCCGATATGGCAGGGGCTCCGGTTCAGGCGACAATCGATCCGCTTCAACAGGCGACATTGCCTCAGCCGAACCCGATGCCGCGCCCGGCTGCTCCAGCACAGATGGCTGGCATGCCGGCCCCAGCCAAGGTTCCGGACGGGTTCGCCGGTCTTCCCGCGCAGCAGGGTCAGATTACGCCCGTTCCGCTGCCGAAACTGTCGCTGTTCAATCGTAGCGACGCCACGCCGTCCGCGCCAAGCGCGCCGCCGGAATCAGCACAAACGCCATCCTCAGATGGCCAGATGTATGCGGCGCAGTTCTTCAATCCGGCGCATTCTGACGACCAGGCCATTCGTGGCGAGTGGGAAACCTACAAGACGCCCTATGCCAAGACGACAAGCCTGACGGATGCCCTTATGGCAGCGATGATGAGGCCGAAGGTATGAGCACCATCAATCTTTTCAAAGACCCTGATCCGCGCATTGCCAGCGAAGAAAAGATTCGGCGCGATCGACGCCTAGCCGAAGCTCTTGCCGCTGCCAACGCCAAGCAGGTTGGACAACCCATCGGGCATTGGACGCAGGGTGCTGCTCAGATGGTCAATTCACTCAATGCCGCGCTGATGGCGCGCAGGGCTGACAGTCAGGAGAAAGAGCGGAATTCTGCACTTGCTCAGGCGCTCATGGGCACGATGCAGCCGGGCGAGGGTGCCGATCCGAATGTCAGCCTGTCGACAGTGATGCAGATCGACCCCGAGCTTGGCGCGCGGATCATGCAGCAACAGCAGGCTCGCCAAGCGCAGGCAGCGGCGCAGCAGGCTCAATGGAAGCGCGAAGACGCGAATTGGCAG